GATCTGAACGCTGTACTCGTGCTTTGTGTCGTTGTCCTTGACACGGGTCCACGGCATGACGAAATCGCCCTCCTCGGGCATCGTTGAATCGGGCGGTTACGGCTGGTACGTGAAGCCCCACGTGGAGACGGTGTAGATCGCCGTCACACTCGGCAGGGACTCATCCCTCGTAGGTGGTTGCGAGGACAGGGGGACCGGTCGCCATGACGCGGAACCGATCGGTGGGCGCCAGTTCTCAAGGGCCGCGTTCGCACGCTCAGCACCCCACAGAGACTCAGCCGTGGCCTGCTCGCGGGGGCCGATGCTGGTCGAGTTGACCCACACCGTCTCGTCCCGCATCGTGGCGACGTCGCCAAGGTTGTCCGACGTGCGACCGGGGGTGTTCGAGTAGACGAACAGGTAACGGTCAGCGGCGTTGTCAGGGACCGCGTGCTTGTACACCGTGCGACCCGTCTGCTCAGCGAGGCGGGCAGCGACGGCATCGACCAGGGCGCGGCTCACTCGAGGGCCTGCTCACCAACATCGCCAAGGAACTTCGCCACGTTCGGCAGCTCCCGGCGTAGCGCCGCGGTGTGATCCACCACAGCAGCGTTCTTGCTCGTGCCGAACGCGAGGATGTTGCCAAGGCCACCCTGCGGGCCGCGCTTGTCCACGCCGATCTCAGCGGACAAACCGCGGAGATCGTAGTTGATAGCGCGGGGGATGGCCGGCGCGTGGCCGTGGCCGCTGAAGTCCGCCTGCATCCCCGTCTTGATGTTCTGCGCAGCCTTCCCGATGACGGCGGTCGCGCCCAGCGTGGCCTTCCGGCCTGCCCGGCCCAACTCCACCGCGAGGCGGTCAACCTGTGAGGCGTCGATGCTGAAGTCCATCAGATCACCGCCTCAACTGGGATGCGTCGCGCCGTCTTCGCGCTGCCAAAGTGGGGGCCTTGCACGGTGAGCACCTGGCCGACAACCGCGGCGTCGAGGGCGCACTCGGTCATCGTGACCACGTTGCCCTTCGTGACAGCCTCAGAGCCAAACACCGGCAGGTGAACTTCCCAGCGGACTACGGCAACCTCACGGTCACCAGCGTCCGCCTCGTTCACCACCACGTTCCGGGTCTGCAACTTGCACCGGCCCTCGTACACCACGACCGACGTCCCCGGCGTGAACGTCCCGGCGTCCTCATCCCACACCGACGCAGCCGCGCCGGTGACGATGCACCGGTCGCGCATCTGCGCCTCAGCCGCGGCGCGACCAGCAAGGGTCGCAGACTCCGCAGACATCACAAGCCCGGAGCGATAGAGAACGCGCCACGACGCACACCAGACAGCAGCCGAAGCTCATCGTCCGACGCGTACAGCAGCCCCGCAGACACCGCGTTGTCACGCGTCCACGAGTAGTCGTCAATGGACTCCATCCGCTTGCCCTCCGGGTTGCGAAGAACACGCAGGACCATCGCCGTGACCGCAGCAACCACCAACCCCTGAGACAGGGAACCGCTCAGCAGCCGGTCGTTCAACGACGGCACACGCGCCAGAAGGATCTCCCACGCATCACTCAACAGCGACCCAGCCACGTCGTTCTCAGCCGAGGAAAGGGGACGCCACCGCGCCTCAAGATCAGAAATCGTCACCGGGTTCGCCATGACGTCCCCCTCCTCAACTACTTCTCGGGCTGCGGCTCGGCGATGAAGCCGAGGTCCGACAGGTGCTTCAACGAGTCAGCGGTCAGCCCGTCCGGCACCACGTCACCGCGGTACAGGTACAGCAGACGACTGTTCTCCATGCGCGCAGTAACGATCGGCGCAACGACCACGAGAGACTTCTTCCGCGCCTCAGCCATCAGGCCACGCCGGTGATCTTGAAACCGGCGCCCGGGTCAGTCACGACCGGAACGAAGTTCGCGCGGGCACGCAGACGCCACCCGTCGTTGTGGTCCTCACGGATCACCTTCGACTGCACCAGCTCGCCGGCAGCCTGGTAGCCACCGCCGAGGTCCTCGGTCGCGATGAAACCGAGCTGGTTGGTGTCCACGATCCACGCGTTGCTGTTCGCGCCACCGGGCAGGTTCGCAGCCGGGGTCGGGATGACCTGCAGGCCAGCCAGCACCTCGAAACGGCCGGTGTAGACCGGGTTCGTCGCGGACTCGCGGGCCATCGCGCCGGCGATGACGGTGTCAGAAGCCAGGTAGGCCCACACCTCATCCTCGACGAGCAGGGCGTTGGGCTCGTAGCCCAGGTTCAGGCCGCGAACCTTCGCCTTCGCGCGCAGGATGTCCTGCAGCACCTTCGGCGTGGCACTCGTCCACAGCGCAGACGCAGCCTGCGTGTTCGTGATCGCCGAAGCAACAACGGAAACAACAGCCTGGTCGATGACCAGCGCGGCAGAGTTGACCAGCTTCAGGATCCCCTTGTTCACCGGGTCCATGTTGCGACGCTTGATCGCCTCATCGGTGACAATGGTGTCCTTACCGTACTTGGCGACACGCGCCAGACCGGCAGGGCCGTCGCTGATCGTGGTCAGCGTGTACTCGCCACCGGGGGCGACGATCTCAGGGGAGGCGTCAGCGAAGATGCCCTCCACCTGCTCGTAACCGACGGCGCCGCCGGAAGCGTCCTGACGACCGGTCAGGAGGCTGGTGCCGACATAGCGCAGGTCACCAAGCTCCTGCATCCGCCGAGCGACGAAGCCAGGGTTCTGCAGGAACCGCGAAGCGGTGAGGTTGGGGTCCGACAGAGTAGCCGGGACCGGGGGGTAAGCAGCGATGTGAATCACCTCAAAGTGAAAGCGGAGAGGCGTTCACGCCGTCTCCTGAAAGGAAGGGGGGTACTGCTGGGGCCGACTAGCGACTGAAGCGCACGCGGACCTTCGCGCCGTTCGCGGCGGACGTCAGAGCGACACCCACGAACGCGCCAGCAGCCGGGGTCGCGCCGGTCGCAACGGTGCCAGCGGCACCCGCGACGAGCAGGTCACCAGCAGCCACAGCGCCAGAGGCGACGAGCGCCTGGACGCCCGAGCTGAACACGGTCACGTTGTCGTTGGTCGCACCATCGAAACCGGCAACGCCGATCCAGTTGGTAGCGCCAGCGCCAGCAGGAGCCACGGTGCCCGAACCGGAAACAGCAAGAAGCTGCCCGCCAGTAACGGACGCCGACGCCTTCAGGGTCAGCGCCTGACCGGGCTTGTAAACAGGGAGGTACTCAGCCATGTGCTGGCCGTCCTTTCAAGTGGGTCAAACGAACGAGGAAGGGCAGGCGCCCAACATCACGCGCGCTTGGGGGAAGGGAAGAAACGTTCGTACTCCGCGTCAGCATCAGCCTGCGGAGTAGACGGACGGGCGCCCTGGCTCAAATCAGGCCGGGGCGTAACAGGCGGCACGTTCCCGCGCCAAGCGAGGAGACGGTCAGCGTGAGCCGCCAACTCCTCCTCAGACGAACCATTGAGCGTCGCCGCGATGTCCGCCGGCAGCCCCTTCTCAAGCGCCACACGCGAACGCACAGCATCACGCTGCGTCTGCTCAAGACGCTGCGCCAGTTCGTCCCGGTCCCGCTGAGCCTTCTGCAGCTCGGACAGGTCCCGGTCCTCAATCTCCTTGAGACGCTTAGCCGCGTCAGCGTTCGCCTTCGCGCGGCTCTCCTGCTCGCGAGCCTTCTGCTTCCAAAAGTCAACCGTTTCGGTCGGCTTCGGCTGCGCAGGCTCCTGCGGCTCGACCGGCGCACCCTCAACGGGGGCGTCAGTAGGCTGCTGGGGCTCGGGGGCTTCGATGGGCTGGTCGGACATGGTGGTACTCCCGTTCCGGGATCGTTCCGTCTCCGTTCCGGCGACGGTAGGTTTCATAGCGCGCGAGCGGCGACGTCGCGGATTGAACCGCCGACGATGTAGCCATTCGCTGCAAGAAGTTGGATCGCGTCCTCACGGGACGTCGCGTACTTGTAGATCGCCGCCGGGGTAGGGCGCGGGCCGGTGCGGCGGACCTTGTACTGCTTGATATAGCCGCGCTGGCCGACCTTCGTGGCGGTCTCCTTGGCGATCTCGCCGCGCTGCTTCGCCAGTTCACGCTTGATGTACGAGGCGTAACCGCGGCGGGTCGTGCCCTCCGTGGTGAACATCCCACTTTGGGTGCGCCGGTACTTGCCAGTCGTAGGGTCGAAGACGTGGCGCCCGGTGGCGTTGATGACCGCGATAGCGTCAGCGCCATCCTCGATCGCCTGCTGCCCAGCCTTCGTGACGCCCGTGACCTTGCCCTCTTTGATGAGGTCGTCCGGCGCCCAACCAAGCTCGCCCGTGTGCTCGGGCGCCGGGATGTGGTAGCAGTCGCAGCGCGGGTGCCGAATGAAGCCCTGGTTCCACTTGAACCACTTCCCCGACAGGATTGCGCACCTCGAGCAGCACGGCGGGTTCACCATCCGCACCCACCCAACCTGCGGGCGGGCAGCGATAGCGACCCCTGCAGCCTCACGGCCAGCGTCAGCGATCATCGTATGGACGGCCATGTCCAACCACTGGCCGCCCTTGAGCAGCGCGTCCGCGGGGCTTGCGCCCTGCTTCACGCTCTCCTTGCTGCGGACCACGGCGCCGTCGAGCAGCGTGTCCAGCGGGCGACCATCAGACGCGACACCAGCGAAACCCTCCGGGCGAACCTCGCCCACCGGGTCAACCGACTGGCCCAACTCATCCAGCACCGCCGGCACCATCAGGGCGCCAGCGCGAGCCGCGCCAAGCTGTGCGGACGCCGTCAACAACGTCACCCGCGGGCCGACAGTGGCCCACGACGCGTCGAAATCGGTGCCCATCTTCGACCACTCACGCCGCGTCAACAGCAACGCCGAAACGATGCGCCGCTGCTGATCGACGTACAGGTCAGCCGTTGCTTGCGGAAGCATTGCCGGGAGCCTGAAGCGCGCGAGCCGCACCGAGGATCGGGTCAGCCGAAGCCGCGTTAGCGTCCATCTCAGCCATCCGGCGACGCTGCTCCGACGTGTAACCCATGTCCTCACGGGTCTGCTCAATCGGCACAATGCCCGCCTGATTCAGCTTCACCGCAGCGTCAGCCTTCTGCGCGATCGTCGGAGTCGACGGGTCACGCCACACAGTCTCCAACCGCTTCGCAGCCTCATCCCACGCCCCAGTCTGGAAACGCAGGACCAGACGCATCACGTCCTCCCACGCCCCACCAAGGAACGTGTGCTTGCGCTCAACGCGCTTCACCAACTGCGTCTCACTCGAGCGGATCGCATCAGCCGAGGTGGGGTTGTCGCTGGTAAACGCCAGGTAGTGAGGCGGCAGCGCGAGCTGCTGCGACGCCAACTGCGCCAACACCTTGATCGTGTTGTGGAACACGGCCAAGTCGCTCTCTTGGAACTGGCCGACGTTGACGTTCTCATTCTCAGACGACCACAGCCGGCCCGCGATCGCAGACCACGACGAGATCGGGTTACCCGCCTCGTCAACGAAGTCATCTTCCTTGAGACCAAACGCCCAACGCCGCGGCATCGCATGGAACTCGCCCGACACCATCATGTCGGTAGCCATCTTGTTCGCCGCATCCGCAATCGGGATGATGTCGTGGAACTCAGACACCCCATTCGGGCGCAGCAGCCGCGGTCGGTTCACCAGAGCAGCCACCGGAGGGCGGCCCAGTTCGTGGTCGTCCCGCGAGGTGACCCGCCACTCGCCCTTCTCCCAGACCACGCCAAGCGTAGCCATCGGAAGGTATAGCGAACCGAGCCGGTAACCGTTCTCGTCCCACCGCTTCAACGCCCGCACGATCCGGCGCGTCCGCGGGTCACGCTGCACTGCGACCTGAAACGGCGACTCCACCGAGATCAACGGAGCGTCGTCAGGCGTGTCACCAGCGCCAACGATCACGTACGAACGGCCCAAGATCAGCGACTCAAGGTGGCCCTGCTGCGACTGCTCATCACAGTCATTCGCCTGCCACACCGCGGCCAGCTTCTCATCTCCCGAGGACTTGCCTGCGAAACGGAACGCCTCCACGTCGAGGCGGTTCTCGTACGCGTCAGCACCCAGGCGGGACCAGTTCAGCACCAGCTGCGAGATCCGACCGCCTAGCTCAGCCTCGAGCGCGGGGGCCATGTACTTCAGGGGCTGCTTGCCCTCGTAGTACGCGTCAGCCCGCAGCATGTCATCATACGCCTCGCCACTGAAGCCGCCCGCAAGATCGCGAACCAGACCAGTCACCGTCGGCTCAACAGCCGAAGCCGGCAACACCAACTGGTCGTCATAGCGGTAGCCGCCAACGTCAAAGATCATCAACGCACCACCATTCGTCGGTTCGGTTTAGCAACAATCCAGCCGGCAGCCCGAACATCGGCCGCAGCCTCATGCGCGAGAACCGTCGCCATCGTGGCGTCGATCTTCTGATGATCGTTCGGCTTCCCAATCACATAACGCGAACCCCGCGTCAACTTGCGGGCGTTAGCCATGTGAGAAGCAGTGATAGGGCAGCCATCATGCGAAATGCGGCCCTCAGACAAGTCAGCCACGAACCGCTCGAGCGCCTCATGCATCTGCTTCGGACGGTACGTCGGCCACTCAACAACTCGGTCCTCACCGAACTGAACAGCCCATTCGTCGATGTCAGTCTCAAAACGCGGCGGGTCACAGTAGAAACGGCGCACGTCGTACCGGTCAAAGCACTCAGCGACCGCGTCAGCCACCTCAGATCGCGGCGTGCGCTCCCCGGGGGACTCCTTTGGGTTCCAGATCGTCGGCAGCCTGTCCGCCCCGTAGCGTGGCGTGAAGACCAAACCCTCGCGAGTCTCGCCCTTCAATGCCGTCCAGTCGTCAAAGTCAGAACCGTCAAACCCCAGACAAACGCTCGTGCCAGGCTCAGGCTCAGGAAGCCACATGCGCGTCCCACAATCCATCAAGCAGCCACGCGCCAGCGCCAGCCACAACCCGGTTACCGAAGAACCGCTCAGCCTGCGCCGGGTCCGTCTGCATCAGCTCCGCGCACTCAGCCTCAATGCTGTCAAGGTTGATGTGGTCGCTGCCCGCATACACGTACTCAAGGATCTTCCGGCGCTGCCGCTTTTCCTTGAACGAAAGCGCCTTGCCATCAGACCCGCGCAACACCAAATCCGGGTTGCGCCAGAACTTGAAGATGTCCTCTTGCGGAGACTCCCACGTCGTCTGGGCCACCGAGTTCTCCGACGGATCCCAACAGTTCGTGTACTCCATCGTCCGGCCACCCATACCAGCAGCGCCACGGCGCTGCGTCTCGGCAACCTTCCGCATCTTGTTCTGCTTCGTGTACGTACCCGACTCATCCTGACCCGCAAACGAAATCGGGTTACCCAGCCGAGACAACGCACTCGACGTCGTCGCCTCAATCTTGTCCATGTCAGGCATCCCCGACGCGCCCTTGACCCGGATGAAGTTCTCCCGAGGCAGCAGCAGTTCCTTCAATGGGCCAAGGTGAATCATCGACACCAAAGGCCCGTAGACGTTGTCGACCTGCTCCTGGCTCGTAGCCGTAAGCTGGATCAGCGGAGAAGGATGCCGAACACCCTTCGGCTCACCAGCCTCATACTCGAAGTACCACCCGCAAGGGCAGCCATGATCGCTGCAGTCGTACACGTCGCCGCGCTTCGCCCAGCCATTGAACAGCGTCGGCCCGCAAGCCTCACCCGCAGCAACAACCGCCTCATGCGGCCCCTTGCCCGTCTTCTGCGGCGCCACAGCCAAAGTGCGCCGATAGAAGAACGCCTGGTTGAACAACTGCACACCCGGCACATCCGGAGCGTCCTCACGAACACGGTAATGGTTCGCCGTGATCCAAAACTGCCAGTCATACTGCCGGAACGCCTGACCGCGACGAGCCAACGCCGGCACCCGGCAATGCTGCTCATACCAGCCGTCTAGCAAATCCCCAAGGGTCGGGAAATCGACGACGCCAACCGCATCACTGTGCATCAGCAACCGGCCGAAGGCGGCGCTCACGCTTCGGGGCAGACGCCTCAACCTTCTCAGCGCGCCGACCCGCAGTCTCATCGACAGCGACCTTCCAGCCCATCTCAGCCAGACCAGCCGTCGTCATCCCAATCTGATCCGCGAACCGGTGCAACTGCGCATACAACGCCGCGCCAGCCTCAGGGTCCTCAGCCCGAACAGAGAGCCGGACCCACATTGCGACCGACCGCACCCGCCACGCCTCAGACGGCATCGACCAAGCACACGCCTGCGGTGTCCGCCACGCCTGCTCCCACACCTCGAACTCACGGCTCGACACCTGGGGGAGAGGGAAGTCCGGGACGTCGCCCGCGTAACCCTCAGCCGGCAGCGCCGTCAACGAGTACCCACGAGCATCAGAACGACCCGAACCCTCCGAAGGGGCAGGCCCAGAACGGTTGCGTGCTCCACCACTGCTCATCAGGCCACCCCCTCGGGCAAGTCATCTCACGGTATGGGGCGAGGCCGCCCCGGAACGTTTGAACCCTCCGCGCACCTCAGGCCCC